GAGGTGTGGCCCCTTCAGATCATCCGGCACCCGGACCAGACGAGCCTGCGGGACAAGCAGGTCGGGGACTTCGCCTTCAAGGTGAAGCCTACGCTGACCATCAGCGCCGAGGTGGCTCGCCTGCAATCCTGCTGGGCGTACATCGACCCTGCTGCGGGCGGCGCTAATGGCGACGAGACGGCTTATGTCGTGGGTGGCTTCCTTAACGGGAACGTCATCATCCTCGAAATCGGCGCCGTCCCTGGTGGCTACGATGAGTTCAAGCTGGAGGAGCTAGCCAAGCGCATCGCCAAGTACAAGCTCGATGGCTGTCGTATCGAGAAGAACATGGGGCATGGTGCGTTCCGCGCAGTGTTCGCTCCCATCCTCGCCAAGCACATCCAGTGCATGTGTGACGATGACCTCGTTTCCGGCATGAAGGAAGCGCGTATCATCAACGTGCTAGCGCCCGTCCTGGGCCGGGGCTCTCTCATCATGAGTGAGTCTTGTGTGCATGATGACGCGCGGGACATCGAGCGTTACAGCCCGAACCTGCGCCTGACGTACAGCCTGTTCTACCAGCTTGCGCATATCTCGAATGTGCGTGACTCCCTGGTGCACGACGACAGGCTCGATGCGCTGGCCGGCTTGGTGCACATCTTCGTCGAGGCCCTGGCTAAGGACCAAGCGAAGGAGGTCGAAAGACTTCGCAATGAAGCATGGCAGAAGCAGATCAGTGATCCGCTCGGCCACAACCGTTACGGCACGACTGTAACACCCACCGCCCATCAAGGGCTTTTGCAACGACGCGGTTCATCTGCCGGCCTACTGGCCCGCCGTTCCGCACATTCAAGGAGTCGCTAATGCGAGTCGAAACTCTCCCCTCCCCTGGTCCCATTGGCGTCGGCCTGGAACTCCGCAACAAGGCAGCCTCTGCCATCAGCTACGTTGAAGTCGTGGCCGCGCGTACTGCCAATGGCAAGAGCGACACGGCCAAGAGCCTTGGCGCCTTCTTCGCTGCGTGCAAGACCGCGTGCGACGCCGTGACCGACACGACCGTGCCGACTGTTACCGCCCGCCAAGTGCGTGCGAGCGCTCCCACCAAGGTCGAACTGACGTTCTCCGAAGTGCTGGACGGCACCATCACGCCCGCTGCTGCCGCGTTCGCGCTGGCGACCCCGAGCAAGACCATCACCTCGGTCCTCGTCTCGGGTAACAAGGTGTTCCTGACCGTGAGCGCCGCTTACGTGGAAGGCGACCTCGCTACCGCCACCGTGGCCTACACGAAGCCCGGCACGAACCAGCTGCGCGACCCTTCGGACAACGAAGTCGCGTCGTTCACTGCTGCCGCCATCGTTTGGGTTGCGTAATGCAGAAGCTCCGCTACGCTGTGACCGCTCTGTCGGTTGCCGTAGCGGGCATCGCGGGCACGAAGCTCTACGAAGGCAAGTCCAATACTGCCTACGTGGAGCGCGTCGCCGGCAATCAGGTCGTTACGATCTGCTACGGGCACACGCGCACGGCCGTTTTGGGCCAGCGCTACACGGACGCCCAGTGCGATGCCCTGCTACTCAAGGACTTGAACGAGAACTACGCGCCTCATGTGCGTCGGCTCGTGAAGGTGCCACTATCACAAGGTGAGTTCAACGCTCTAGTGGACTTCGCCTACAACCTTGGCGTCGGTAACCTAGCCTCAAGCACCCTGCTGAAGCTGGTGAACGCCAAGCAATACGACCTTGCCGCGCTGGAATTCCGCAAGTGGAACCGCGTTAACGGCAAGAACTGTGACATCCCCGCCAACAAGTGCGGCGGTATCCCCAAGAGGCGCGAATGGCAGCGACAAATGTTCGTGTCTTAGGTCGCACCTACCGTATCCTGCGCAAGGACATGCGTGACAGCTACGGCGAGTGCGACAACACCAAGGGCACGATCACCATTGCTACGGGTCAAGACTCGTTCGGCGAGAAGGACACCCTGCTGCATGAGATCATGCACGCCATCCTGCATCAGCAGGGCTACCACCATGCGTACAAGCTGGAGGAGTCCTTCGTGCGCCCGCTAGCTACGGGCATCATCACGGTGCTTCAAGACAACCCGGCCTTAGCTAAGGCTCTCATTGCAAAGGTCGCTCTATGAGCCTCGCCAATCCTCCGCGCAGCTACCGCAACGCTGCGGCTGCTACGCCTTCCGACACCACCGACCTCCCGTCCGTGAGCCGAGCCTTGCTCGCCCGCGTGGCCGGAGACATCAGCGTTATCACTATCGACGGTACGACCATCGCACTTCCGGTGCAAGCTGGCGTCATCTTCCCCATCTCGGCCAAGCGTGTGCGTGCTACAGGCACCACTGCTACCGGCATCTTTGCGCTATGGTAAGCAAGCTCCTCGCATACGCGCTGGCAGCGGCGATTGTAACCTCCTGCCTGCTGGGCTTCGGCCTGTGGCGCAGCGTGGCTGCAAACGGCGCCATCCGGGCCGAGCGAGACGCCGCCGTGCACGCGCAGGAACAGGCCGCCAAGGCGCTGAAACGCACGGAGGGTATCCTCGCTACTACTCGGGCTGAAAAGCGCGTGGCGGGGCTGCAATCCGCGGGCGCCGCCGAGGCCCTCAAACGGGCTCAGGCTGCGTCGCCGGACTGGGCGGGTACACCGACCCCCGACGCAGTCCAAAAGGCGCTCAGCGGGGCGCTGGAGGGGCTGGAATGAGGTTCCTGATTCTCGCCCTGGCCCTCCTCGCGGGCTGCCAGACACTCCCGCAGCGCGGCCCCGTGCCCACCGAGCTACTCCAAGACTGCCTAGTGGGTAGCCGCTTGGGCGTAGCCACCAACGCAGAGCTTAGTGACAGTGTCCTTAAGCTATCCTCGGCCTTACGGCTGTGCAACATCGACAAGCGAAAGCTAAGGGAATGGGCTGATGAAGAAGCTACTCGACCTTAAGTTCATCGTCACGCTCACCGCAATGGGCTGCGTGCAGCATGCGTTAAGCCTCAAGGGCATCGACGCAAACACCTACAGCGTACTGATGTCGCTGGCAGTGGGAGGCTTCCTAGCCATAACGTGGAAGGATGTGCCGGCCTGAGCGTAAGGCTTAGCACTAGCAAATTTCAAAATTGCTTTGCACATGCGCGGGAGGCCCTCCGACTCCGACGCTCGCGCTTACCCCCGTGCCCGCCTGCCCGCGCACGCGTACCGCACGCGTTGACGCACGCGAATAGCACACCGAGAGGGCTTGTGTCAAGGCCCGGAGCCGTGCTATACGCATGCGCGAGGCGCTGGGCAAGGCCTCTGGCGGGGCTGGCGTAGGCCTACATGGGCTGGCAATGGCCCGGCAAGGCCTCTGGAAGGCCTCAGGCGAGGCGCTGAGAGCAGGCGCGGGCGCTGGGGCCATCTGTGTCCTTGCGGCGCTTGTGCGGCCTCTGGCAAGGCCTCTGCCTAGGCTGCCTGCCGGGCTTGTGCTTCGGTCCCTATAGTAGAGCGAGGAGTGCAGACGGAAGGCCACAGGGTCCCGGTAGGCTGCACACTCAGCGCATGACCTCGGACCTAGCCCCGCAAGGCGACAGCCCTAGCATGCCTGCGCTCTGGTCTCATAGCTCGAACCCTGGTCATTGTCTGGACCATACCTGTAGGTGCGTTCTCGCATCTATGGAAACCGCAGACACAAGGCAGGCAGAAGGCGAGAGCAGAGCTACAGAAGGCTTGCAGTAGGCCGAGAGCTACCGCATGAGCTAAGGCTTGAGCTAGACGCATGAGCTACAGGCTATGGAGCAGGGTCGCTACGCTCTACGCGCTAGGGCGCTCCGAGCTACGCTAGTGCAACAGGCTGTAGAAGGCTTCTAGAAGGCCTGAGCCTTCGGCTCGCGCTCCCTGGTAGAGGTTATGGAAAGCATGACCTTAGGATGTGATTGACTGCTAACATAGGAACAACTACATTAGAGCCTGTTAGTAGATGAGTGAGTAAGGCACTAAGGCCTACCGGTGATGCGGTCCTTAGACAAGAGCCTAGGGCAGAGCCTCCGACATACAGCGAGTGCATAAGCCTCTCAGTAAGCCTATTGACAAGGTTTCGAGTCTGTGAGACATTACAGGCTGGTTAGTTGATAGTGTGAGTAAGCATCGGTTAGGCCTTGTGCCTAGCGCATGGGATGCGACCCATCAGATAGGCGCTTAGCGCTGGTCGTAACGGGGGTTGACAGGCTGAAAGGCTCTGTGGCACACTAGAGGCTAGTTAGATAGTAGACAAGGTGATCGGGCCTAGTCGCTGATGTTCGTTAACAATTCACATGCATAGGTGCATGAGGCTTAGGCCTCTAGACATCTGTGCGCTTTAGGTAGATCGGCTGGATGTAATCTAAGCCTGTCGCACCGTGTTGGATGGCCTTGATGGTATGGCCTACTAGTAGCAGAGTGTCCCGCGAGCAATCGCTAGGC